ATATACGTAGTATATTATATATCTATATATTTCAAGGCACCCCAGAAACTTATATATAAGACTTTATATATAAAGCTGAAACTCAAGGTTTCTTGGTATTTGCCTTTTTGAGGCATTCCTTAAACCAATAACCTATTTCCCCTACTGCCCCTTTGGCAATTGTATACCTTGCCTTGTTAAGCCAGTAATGGTAATCCTTAAAATCACCTTCGAAGGTATCACCATTCTTGTGAAGGTAAACTTTGAATTTATCGGGGAATCCCATAATTGCCTTGAAGTCTTCGATTCCCAAAGGATAACCATCTGGTCTGAATTGCCTATCTGCAGGTCTGAGAGTTAATGGGGGTTTATCATACTCTAATCGATATACTCCTGGAAGAGTACTCATCTTTGCAGTTTTGATAGGCCACTTCTTTTCATCTTTAAAATCTCTAACCCAGAGTCTATGTATCTTTGCTACTGTGAGATTCTTCTTCTCTGGAAGCTTCCGATAGTCATACATTGCCAGAGTTTTACTCATAAACGGAATCTGGTTAGTATTATTTTCCTGAGAGAATGTGAGTGGTTTAAGTAGATTTCTAGTAATTGTTGGGTTTTTTACTTGAAATACTTCATCAAAAGCATTCAAATATTTCTTACCCGTTTTTCTATGTACTCCAATGATAAGTAATCTCTTTCGTGATAACTGTGAGTTACCGTAGTCAGAAACGCTTCTTTCGTGAAAAATAAGTTTATAGTCTTCAAGAGTTTTTTGAAGATATTCTTTTGGGAGCAAAGATAGCAAACGAGGTAAGTTTTCAATAAGAAATATCTTAGGTTTATAATGTAAGATTGATTGAATTACTAGATTCAGGGATTTATTCTCTTGGGGATTGCCCAATTCTTTTACTTTTGAAAGCCTCATAATAGAAGATGCTCCACAGTCTGGACTTGAAAGTATGATGTCTGGCTTACAATCTGGGAAGGTTTCATCTTTATAATAGGGTATACCACCAAAGTTCAATTTCCACTGCTCTAAGCCTTTAGTATAAAATACTCCTCGAGTTTCTATATTAGCTATCAAATTCTTTCTAAAAGGGAACAAAAGGATGCCTGCACCAGCAGACACCCCTAATACTTTTAATTTTTTCATTTCTTGTAGCTTCTCAATTTAATGTACTTAATCCAAGCAAATGGCTTACGGTCTTCCAAGTAGCTCAGATTCTTATCATTATTGTGGGCTTCTTCTTCGAAACTTACATCATGATATCTTTCGTTCTGTTTATCCCACTTGGCAAAGCACATGATAATTAGGTATTCGATAACATACCAAAGGTAGAAGAATCCAAAAGTCAGAGCCACTACCCACCAAAAGGATATACCGAATGATAACCAGAGTATGATACCAAGTACTAAACCCACTATACTACATTCAATCTGTTGTACCTGATGAATACGTTCATGATTGATATCATCAGGTTTACACTCTTCTACTTTGTGTTTGAAGAATGAGTTATACACCAGAGTAATTGCTTTGTAACTGGGGAAAAGAAATACTTTTGCTACCCAGCTGTTAAAATGACATCTTTTCATAATTTATCTTTGAAGTTTTCGTAAGCATTTCTTAGCTTTTGGTCGTAGGCATTCTGGGCATACCCGGGACCATTGTATTTTCTGGCAAAGCCAGCCCAGTCTTTTGCTTTGAGTTCTTTCAAACAACCAGAATTATACATGAAGTGATACATTAATTCTAGTTGATTCGCATGAGATTCTGACATCTTATGAACGAATTCGAAGACATCCTTACACCCACAAAGATTGTGATTGAAACCCATAATCTGGAACATTCCCCAACTTGCAGACTTCAATGCACATTCTTCGTCAATTTCTTTGGCTAATTCGAGTCTTTTGTACTCGTGTACACCTCCCAAGTACTTCGATTTATCCCATTTAGGGAAGAAAATCGTAGAATATCTCTTACAAAGGTAAGCTAAATCTCTGTCAGGGAATTTCTTATGTACTTCTTTGTACATAATGTGACCCTCGAAGAGAATTTGAGGCCTACCATCAGCTAAAAACCCGTCTCTACCTGCAGCTTCTACCAATTGAACAGCCTTCAATAGAGCAGGTTCTAGACCTAAGCGAGTAGCAAGGTCTTTAATCATTTCATTTGTTAGTTTATCCATAACTTATCAGTTTTAATGGTTCAATTTTAGTAACAAAAGTATTGCTTATAACCCATTTTCAATATGTTTAGAGGTTCTATTATCATATATAACTTATAAAATAATGCAATATGGACAAGAAAAATGAGTGCCAGATATGTGGCAAACCAATTAATTTAGAGGAATTTGATGAAACTCGGGAAATCCCTCAACTTATGGCAAGAAAACAAATTTGTTTTAAATGTGCTTTTTGGTTTAATCGATTAGCTTATGATAAAGAGCTTGAGAAAGAGGGTAAAATTGCCGTAATTACTCCCGATTATTCTCATTGGATAACTAGAGTACCGGGAAGTATTTTAATGGTACCTTCTGCTTTTGGGGGAATTTACCAAACTAAACTCCAACCAGTCAACACTCTTGGTGTTATAGATGAAGATAAAGAGAAACTTTTCATTATCCGTTATAATAACATCACTCACCAAGGCACTATACCGGAGCATCTAAGAGATGCTTTTAAAGTAAACGGAATATTTCTATCTCCACAGGAATACAAAATGCTAGAGGATTACCGGGGCAATGCCTATGAATTTATAAAAAATAAAATAGATAATGCAATAAATAAAGAATAATTTCGTATATTTGAATAAAGAAAATTTCTAAATAAAATAGATATGAAAAAAGAAAAGAAAGAAGCTAAAAAGCTCAAAGAAGGTGATGAAGTTATCTTCGTATTATCAGGAAGACCCATCACAGAGAAAGTAACAGTAGAATCCATCGATAAGAAAGGTGGATTTGCAATGCTCAGTAACCGGGTAAAAGTTGCAAGAACTCTCGGTCCTGATAATACATATCCAAGATTGGATGGGCAAAAAGGAGAAGTTCTTCCACTCACCGAAGAAAATGAGAAGGTATTCCTTGCATATAAGGCTTATTTCTCGATTAAGAGAAACATAGAGTTCCTTGACAAGGAAATGAAAAGTATGAAAGATTCGAAAGCTTTCGATATGATGATTGAATTTGATAAGAAGCTTACCAAGATTATTAACAAATACCTCAAAGAACAATGACTACTGTATTAGCAATAATTTATTTGGTATGCTTACCGTTCACTGTATTTTTTGTAAGGGCTTGCTTGGATTATTTACCCTATACTCACAAAATACACTCTCTCGTTTTATTCATCTCAGTATGGATGGTATTACCTCTATTTCCGATTTATATATTAATCAGATACATAAAATACAAATTACTATGAGATACTTTTTTGACAGAGATGGTAATTATGCTGGGTCATCAATGCAAGGGTGGGAGATAATTCTCCTACTCTTGTTCCCAGTTGCTCTAATAATTTTCCTCGTATTCTTACCCTTCTATGTATTTCATAAATACAGTTCTAGAGAAGAGGATAAAAAATACGAGGAAGAACATCCAGAAATACTAAAAGTAGATTCTTATATTACCTGCTGGTATCCCTGGCATAGGTATTCTGTTGCATATACCCTTACTTTAATACTCTGGGTATGTGGGTTACTAATTAGCCTACTGAATTAAATATGACTGACACACTATATATGTACTTAGAGTCTTCTTGAGGAGAATAATCATAATCTACTACTCGAGGATTAGCCCCATTTTGAATGTCAAAGGTATTTCTTGAAACTGCACTACCTTTGACTAAAGTATAAATATACTCTCTTACATCACCAGATGATACACCATATTGAATCTTTAATCTAAAGGTTATATTGCTATCTACTAGTTGATCTGAACTTATATAACAATTGGCAGAGGCGGTAGAGGTTGGGCCTTTAAATACCCTTATTTCGATGTTAGCTGTAATTTTAGCCATAGTTTGAGTTACTGTGAGATTGATTTTGTTACCAGATCCATCCTGGTCAAATATCAGAGTAGTAGACCTTGAGGACCCAGTATTTTCTGAATAGTTAATTTTTACATCTAAGTAACCATCTCCAACGGTAACTCCTCCCCAAGTAGCCCAACTTACGGAGGCTGAGCCCAAAGAACAAGAGGGTGTAGAGGTTGAAACTACTTTGCCATTTACCAGTTTTCTTTTAAGGGAAGTGATACGGTAGGTTATAGTACCACCTTTTGAAGATACAGTATCTGTACCTGTATCTGTAATTGCACGTGCTAGTTTGAATAATGTTTTTTCTTCCATATCTTTATAAGTTTTTGGTTTATAGAAAGAACTTTGATATTGTAATCTGCCAGAGGGATAAGGTGGATGAGAGCCAGGGATATTTGGTCTCTGGTTTTTGTGTGTGGTGTGGGCATGTGTGGTGTGGGATATCTGGGCATGCCCTTAATGCGAAGGCTTCGAAAGTTGTGGTACTAAAATGTGTATTTGCCTTCAAGGTACCCCTTATAGCGAAAGCCCAAAATTTCCTGGTACTAAAAACGGGGTACGGTTCCCTTAAATTTAACATTTAAAAATAAAAAGTAAGGGACAAACTTTTATGTGCCCCTTTGCTTTCTAATTATTTACTAAATGATTGTTTAAATTTTCTTCAAATTGTTCGTTTAAACAATAACATAAGTATAGTAAAAAAGTTTTAAAAGAAAATTTTTTATAAATTGTATATTCAATTTCATTTAAATAGTTTATGCTTATTTGTTCAAGCAATAGAAATTGCTCTACATTAATTAATTGAAAAGTTTGCACGTCAATAATAGTAGATATTATTCTATGATTTGGCTTTAAAAGAATATAAACTACATATAAAGCACTAACAAAAACAGCTAATAAGATAACAAACAAAATTAATAACATAATAATTTTATTTTTATGATAAGGAGTAAAATTTTACTCCTTATCTTGATTTTGTTTTATTTCATTGATTTTTTCACGATTTCAAGCCCTTTTATTAATATCGCTTTCTTTTCTTCTTTAGTGTTTTCGCTTGCAATCGAATTAAATGAAAAATCATTTAAAACATAGACTTGTTTATAAAAGTCTATAAATCCATCAATTAGTTTTTTATCTGCATTCGTTGCAATCGTAGAAAGAAAATTAAAAGTAACCTTTCTAAACTTTTTTCGCAAAGATTTGATTTGCTTTTCGTTTGCACCCTCAAAAAGTTCTTTTTTATAGATTTCTGTTTTTGTTCCTAAAGCTGTTTTAAAAAGTCCTTGATTTTTTTCTTTTACAGACTTTAAAACGTCTAAAGCAATTAAACTATTTGCTTTGCTGTTTGCTACTGCTTTTTCTACATTCACTTTGTTAATTTGATTTTTCATAATAAAATGCTTGAAAGTTTTATTATTAATTATTTTTATTACCTTTTCAAATAGACCCTCAAGACTTTTTAAACTATTCTAATAAGGTAGTATTTGTTTCATTTCTGTATTGCAAATATAAGAACTATTTTTGAATCTACAAAATTTTTAGAAAATTATTTTCTTAAAAAGTTTTAATTAAAAATTCATTCAAATATCGTTTTGTTTTTCTCACATTGCAAAGATACGAACTTTATTTTAATCTACAAACATTTTCAAGAAAAATTTTTGAGAAAATGAATAATTTTATTTTCAAAATTATTTTTGTGAAAAATTCATAAAATAGAAAATATTGTGCACTTAATATTTGCACTTAATTTTGGAGGTTCACAAGGGTAATCTTCACACGCCTTGTAGTGGGCATATATGATATGTATAGGGATATAATCCTATATGGCTTATGCCTGTCCTCTTGAGAGTGTATTATATACCTGTATATTGATAAGGCCATTAATGGACTAAGGTGATAAAGAATTAAGGCCCATTAGCTATATCCCTATTATTGCCATCTATAAACCTATTAGGTCCTAATTCAATAAGGCCATATAGGGACTATGGTAAGCCTATAGAGATTAGGATAGCCTATAAGGGCTTACTAAGTTAGCGTAAGTAAAAACCCAGAACCTTAGTTAGGCCTGGGTTAATTGGTTAGTATTCGCAAAATTCTCGTTCAAGGTATATATTGAGATCCTTGAAAAGTTTGATACCTGGTATAGGACCATCCTTTTCGTCCCAAATCTCGAATTCGATAAATTGGGTCTCATAGCCTTCTATATCTGAAATAGAGAGAAGATAGTTCTGGCTTGGATCAAATTCTTCAAGGAAAACTTCGATAGTAGCCTTAATTCTAATAGGGTGAGTATTAGTAATGCCTTGTACGATTTGTGTTAATCGGTTTGATAATTCTTCTGTGTTCATAGGTAAGTGAGTTTTAAGTGATTATTATTTTTATTTCTCACTGCAAATATAAAGACTTTATTTTAATTATGCAATAACCCTAATTACCTTCGTAGGTTATTAAGGGCCTTGAATTATATTTGCCTAAATCTCCGAGGCCATGAATGGAGATTGCCATTTACCTTCCCTACCTATAACTAATATTATATAATACCTAATGGCTCTCGGTAATCTAGGTACCCCTAAATCACAAAATTGTCCTAGAATACAAAAGTTAATGCTAATATAAATACTAAGCAAATAAATTACATACTTACTAGGAATATTACCTAAATATGCCCCTTGAAGGCCTTAAATCCTATAAACCATTTAGCCCTAAAACCTAATATCCTATTTACCTAATCCCCAACCCAATACTTATTATATAATACATAATATAATAACTTGGTGAAGGCAATCAAGGTAAATTGTGATGGCCATTAATCGACGATGTACTAAAGTTATACTATCTACATACATAGAAGCTACATAACATATCTGTATTATATAATCCCCTACCTTCGAATTACCTTGAATGCAATCTATAATATAATACATATAAAGGGTACTCATGGCAATCGGATTTAGGGGCCCCTAATGGTCGGATTTTGTGTACCTTTTAGGCCTTTTTGAGTTTGCCTTTAAAGTGTGTAGTAGAGCTATATGGTATAGTGGCTATATAGTGAGTTGAGTGGCTTTGTATAGTAGAGGGGTTATCACTTGCCTTGTTTGCCTAAATCCCCAAAACCCCCGGCGAGGTACCTTGATATATGTATTAGGTATTATTATATTAATAGATGGTATATTAGTTATAGAGGGGATAGGTAGGTATTATATTATGTACCTTAGTTAGCGTTAGTATGATTTTGTTTTGTTTTTGTGTTGGGTGGTGTGGGAGGTACCCGGTATTTATTCCAGGTACCTTGTGGGTATTTATTCGATTGGGTATACCTGTATGAAGGCATATACTAAAGGGATTGTGATTTCTGTAGATGAATTTCTTTGTTAGGTAGGCTTCTTCATTTAGGATTAGGAGCCAGATCGTTACGATGAGTAGGATTAGTGATTTTTAGTATTATTATATGTATCTTAGTATAATCCTATATGTGTAGGATACTAGGATTAGTGATGAGGTGTATAGGATTAGGATTATTAGCTGTGAGATGATATACCTTATTTTGTTTGTTGGGTGGGTATGCTTGTGGGCTTGGTATATTTTCTCATTGCGTATGAGGGTTAGAATGGTGATTAGGGATAGGATTATTCGGATTATGTGATAGAGGATGTTCATTTCTTTTTGTTTCTTAGTTTCTGTTGGGTACGGAGTAACTTATTATACTGGGCTTGGGGATCACTTAGGTATAGAGTGTAATCATTTTTGTTACTGCCCGGATTAGGGAAACGTTCTGTCCAAGTATCTTGGTGAGGTATGTATATTAGGTCTTTCTTTTTCATGGTAGTGATATTATATCGATTAGCCAAGTAAAGTCCTCTAGAGGTACTTTGTCTAGCCATTCCCATCCGATTGGGTAACCCTTTATTGTTATGATTGGTTCCATGATATTAGTTGAGTTGAGGGTTAAACATTTGTTTTGGTTGGTCTAATAGGCAGCAATGAGGATAACCTGCTTCATCGAGGATTCCCAGTATAAGATATCGATTGGTATCTCTGGGAATTTCGAAATAGAAAGCTGGTTTCATGTCGCCATCTATGAATGTAAAAACTATCTGAGTGTTTTCTAGTAACCCATTTAGTTGTACATGAGAAAGGTAGTTATAGATAGCTTCCCTTTGATTTCTTGGGTTTTTATCCCATGAGATGAGCATATCGTCATACCAATTTGGATTATCGCATAGCTTTTTAAGTTGTTGTTGAATATACGGTGTCATGATTTGAAGTAATAATATAAGTCCTCGATTAGTTTATCCTGTTCTTCCCATATAGTATCTGATACTACGTATTCTGATACGAAATAGTTATAGAAAGGCCCAAATAGTATTTTTAATACTATGTCCTTAAGTTCGATATTGAGTTGTTCCTCTTCTTCGGTAGAACTGGGTTTGATTGCCTGAAGTTCTGCCTTATAGGATGCCGTAATGGCATCCTTTAGGGTTTGAATATATTCTGGGTTAGTTTCCTTGAGAATACTTAATTGTGATTTGAGTTCTTTACTTATCATGGGGCTTAGCGATTATGGATATGAATCCCTGTGGATATTGAGTATAGAATAATTGGTAGTTCCCTGTGGGCAAGAAGACTTGCATTATGTTTGCAAGTAATGGGTAGATTTTCCATTGGTTTTCCTCTAGAGACTTGTTCCAGTCTTCAGATTCTTCGGGATAATTTCCAAAAAGTTGAATGTGATATTCTGTTTGTTTCGGGATAAATAAATTGGTTACTACCTGGATTTCGTCGGATTCCTTTTTGTATTGAGTAATGGGGTACCAGATGCCTTCGGTTTTCCATTTATTAAGTTGGAACAGAGACATGCCCTGTTCCAGTACGTTGAGTAATTTATATAAGTTTACCATAGTGATTATTTATTTAGTTGGTTAAATAATTCTGATACTGCAAGTTGTTGAAAGATTTCTGTTTCTCGGTGATCCGATTCCCATTTTTCGATAGCATTATAAATGTTGGTATATTGGGATATCATGTCATCATCTTGTTCTTCATCTTGGATAAACTCCCGAAGATGTTTTTTAAGTCCTGTTACGATATAATCCTGGTGTTCAGGAGTTAATTGAATGATTCCGAATAAGATAGCTTCTACCTGTGAAGGAGAATAATCGTAATATTGGTCATCAGCACCCTTTGTTAAGTCCATGTGAGAAATAATGTTTTCCCGGAGATTTTCGAAGAGAACTTCCTCTGAAGCATATGTGATGATATATCCTGAGATATAAGCAGCAAAAGGTTCATCCTCTAAGTCGATTGAGTAAACCTGGATATTGGTAGCTTCCTTGTTAATATAAAGACCATCGCTGTAATCATAAGTATAAATGGGATGGGAAGCAAGCAGTTCCCGGATGGCCTCTAAATTTTTTAATTCTTTCATAACGTGTCTATATTAAAATTATTTGAGAAATATTTTTCACTGCAAATATACAAAATTATTTCTAAACTTGTTTCTATAATTACTTTTATTTTTATAAATAGGGAGGTTCTGGGAGGTGTTTTGAGTGCCTCCCAGAGTGTTTTGTTAATATTGCCCTGTCATGGTAATGATAATGAAAAGGGATTCATCATTGAAATGTACCTGGATAGTATCTCCATAGGAGTTTGACATGTAATGAGAATTAGGGTTAAGTTCTTTTAATGGGTGATGTTCATCCCAATGAGAATTAATGAATTCTATCACGTATTGTTCAAAAGCATCGGATTCTCTGCAGTAGGTTTCTGCCTTTTCGTCATCGTCTATAGGATAATCCCGGAATTGGAGGTTGAGAGTTCCCATGTATGATTCATCCGGATTTGATATTTCGTTAACTGATTGAGCAGTGTAACCAAAAGCATCAAGAGTTCCATCAAAGTAACTCATAATGTGATTTGAGATTTCGTTAATAGTTGTCATAAGAAATAAGTTTTGTGACCCTGTTCGAGGTCGGTTAATAATTATATTTATTTTTCTCTTATGCAAATCTAGAAATAATATTTTAAATATGCAATAATTAAGAGAAATAATATTTTAAATATGCAATAATTAAGGGAGCCCAGATGTTAGTGTTTCTGAACTCCCTGAGGATATATTAACTGGTCAGGGATTAGTATAATTCATCGGCCAGCATTGGTTCCTTGGGCTTATTTAATTTCTCTTTAGAACGTTTGGTAGCCCAATTCTCGTAGGGTTTGTAACTGAAGGTACGTGTTGTTTCATCGTATGCAGCATATACCATTTGTTTACGGGATATTCTCCTTCCGTAAGTTTTCTTAAGATTAGCAAACCAATCTAGATACTCCTGTAAAGAGTTAAAGATTTCTTTGTTCCCGTCTAAATCATTTTTAGGACGGGTTTTCCATGTTGCTTCTATATAGCATTGATGTAGGGTGATTGAAATAAAGTATCGGCACCAACTACCACCAAAGATAGTGCCCGTGGAGAATTCTATCTCCCGAGCAACTAATGGACTAACGTTATACTTTGTCATGCGATTGAGAAATTAAGTTGGAAAATCCAGTTGTTTCTATCGAGTTGATTGAATGATATGAACCTCCCATCGTTATCGGTAAATTCATTCATGAATTGAACTGCAGCAGATGCTAATTGCCCCTTATAGGGATTAGTATCGGCAGTTATGATTGATTCGAAAATGAAAGAATAATAGGTAGTATCATAGATTTGTACCTGATTAATATCCAAGCAATTGAGTTTGTAATCATCCTCTAGTTTGATTAAGAGTCCCATTAGAAGATTAAGAAGATTACCCTGTTCATCAGAGTCAAGTTCAAATGTGGATTTCTTTTCTAAGAAATTGCGAACTACCTTAGTTAGTTCGTCTGCTTGATTGTAAGTTACTGAGTTCGTTTTCATATTTTTGTCTATTTTTAAAATGATATGCAAATATAAGCATTTTTATTTTTATAGAAAAATATATCTAATTTATTTTTAGGGAGGCTGAGGATGTGTATACGCTAAGAAAGGCAGTGAATTAGACTGCCTTTCAATTATTAAGGTAATTGGGGAGTTAGCAAATATAGAGCCTCTCTTATAATTGAACTCTCCATAGGTTCTAAAGAGGGTTCCTTGTACATTAGTCCACCTTTCTTCTTTTCGTTTTCAAATATTTCATGTATGGCTTGCTTTAGTTTAGTAGCTAATATCTCTGATAACTCCTGAGATTTAAGAGAGGTAAGTAACCCATTCCGTATTTCCCTAATATCCTGGTCATTTTCAGTGATGGGTTTTGCTTCTACTAATTCTTGTATACCCGAGCGATCTTCATTAAACAGTTCATACCCTAAATGTTGTAGGTCATTAATGAAGATACTAAATTCATCATAGGTAAGTCTAGTATCAAAACCTACTCCATGATATAGTTGTACTAAAGGGACAAAGATTCTCCTCAGTGTATTGAAATCTTTTAGATGGTCCAATTTTATTCCTGATTCGAGAGGTATTTTATATACCTTTTCACCCTTCAGTACTACTAACAGAACCATTAGTCTTGGTGGTAATCTTTTCTCGTTCATAAGCAAGTTTTTGTATTATGAGTTGTACATAGGTATTTCTCTCTTTATAGATAAACATTACCGATAGAAGTATCTCATGTTTCGGTAATATCATCTGTATGAAATTGCCTGGAGCAATTACAGTAGCTACTACTGGAGAATCCTCCTGAGAGAAATTCTCTAATATCATTTCTGCCCTCTTAATGGGTTCTGGTTTTGTTGGGTCCAAAGTTAGGACTGGAGCAGTTATACATTCCTTGATGCCCTGTGTTAAGGCATTATATAACCATTCATCTTTTATATCCTCTACTTGGAGGTTTTTCATTGTAATCATATCCTAAACCTATTTAGAGTCCATACACCCAGGATATTAGAGAATACCCATAATTCCCAGTTTTTGTAAAAGTTATAGGGTTTACTGAATTGAGATGTTTGAAATATTATCTGATTTGGTGTTCTAGATAACATTTCTGCATGACAAGTTAATACTCCAGAAGATAATTGAGCTTTAAAAGCTTTAATAATATCTTCATCACTTTTAGTCTCTAATGAGGTAAGCAATTTAATAAATTCTACCTCTACACCTTGAGACATGTTTACATTTCTGAAGGCAAACTTTTCTTTATTTTCCATATTCGTCATTTTTAGATAAGAACTCTTGAGCTAGTTCATCTTGAGTTCTTTCGATTATGTTCTTTACTATTGTTTTATTTTCTACTCTAGCCCACATATATAGCATGCCCAATTGAGCATCCATATAGCAATCTATAAGAGATGGGTCCTTTCTAAATACATCCCATTGTTTTACGAAATTTGTTCGAACCAAATCCCTATAACCCTGGTCTGATATGCCATCTTGGTCTATATAAGCAGATACCCTTTTCTTGACTTCTAAAAGAATTTTCTCTAAGCTTTCGGGTAATCTGAAATTTTCTGGTAAGTTATGATATACCAAAGCATTCGGTATCAATTCCTCAAAAGTAAACTGATTATCGAATAGTTTCTTTGGGTATCTACCTGAAAATATCAAGGGTATCTTATACCTTAGCAATGATGGTACTATGTCGTATATAGCATAATGTTTCCGATATTCCTGATAGACATCGAAATATAGATTCTCATCGAATATACCAGATTTCCTCATTATTGCCTGTAAAGTATTATAAGCAGCATTGATATGAGTATTACTCAATTTGAATACTAAGTTGCCATTTTTAATAGCAATGAGTTCACTACAGCATCTCTTTCGTCTAAATAAGTTCATGTGATTAAAATGTAAAGTCAATGTATATTTTCCTTGTTCCCTTGAGAAATTTTTCGTGATTTGAGTCATCATACTTATGGCAAGCATAAGTCTTAGATGATTTATCATAATGGTCTCTTACCCATACTGGAGCAGTATCAGTTGGTTTTAATTTAAAGTATGTACCCTGATTAACCTTGTTAACCTGAGTCTCTTTGTAAGATGTCTTTGGTAGTTCCATATTTTTGTCTATTTTTAAAATTGATATGCAAATATAATTCTTTCTTTTTAAATATGCAATATCCGGATATAACTATGGAAGCTTACTATTTCGGAGGAATTGAGATGCAAATGAGCCGTCCTCTTTCTCTTCTTCCTCAAAGTCTTCATATTGGTATAACTCTGGGTCTTCTTCGTCTGGGTCTATACGCATTTCGATTTCTCTACGTAGTTCATGATGTTCTTTAGAGAATGAAGACATAGCTCCCTTATAATCATCAGTAATTTGCATTAACTCTGCTTTATTAAGGTTAAGACCCTCTTTACTTGTATCTACTCCTTCTTGTTTAGTAGCAACTACTTCAGGTAGAGACTTAATGTCATACCTATCCTCCAATAGTTTAGCCTCTTCTGGTTTATCTAATACCCTTTGTGATTCCAATACGATTTGACGTGCCTCTTCAACAGTGATTGCATTTTGCTGTGTTACGTTGTTCTGTTGATTAAATTGGGCAAAGATATTTGTAGTACTTCCTCCAGTAAGATTACGTACTATTGATTGCAGAGATGTAGAGGATTCAAGCTTTAATTTAAGGGCCTTTCCCAGCTCGGCAGATATAAACGGTACGTATTTCCCTCCCTGAGATTCTCTTAGGATATTAACCTGATGGGCTATTTCCATACGGTCTTCTAATGCCCATGCTAGTTGTTCTCCCATTAACGCTTGAAGTAAATCTTCTGCTTTTTCTTTATCCCATATTCTAGAGCTTAATAGCCTATCTCTCATAAATACCCGTATGTAATTGATATCTATACCCATACGGTATGAGAATGTATTGATATCATAAGTGATACCACATAATACTCCATTACCCATCAGCCATTGATTAATAATGTAGTTGTGTATCTTTATCAGAAGTTCATCATTTGGGTTCTTCTGATATTCTAATGCCATTGCAGTAGTCCCCATAGGTCTTGGGAATCTTACCATTTTATTTTCCTTTTCTGACATACAAATGAGATTTTCTGATATCGGAACTTTCATCATAACCCATATACTCTAAATCGAACCTTACATACAGATTCAAAGATAGATTATAGAAATATCCCTTATATTTTTTCTTACTTACTGATAAATTAAAAGGTTCACCAGAGATTAGGTCCCTGGTGAATACTAAATTACCTTTCCCAGTGATGGGAATATTAAGGCAAAGTTTATAATCTCCTACCTTAAATTTATTCCCATGCAGGTCTGTGATTTCCCTTGCCATAGTTTGCCTTTTTATGGTTCGTAGGTTTTTTG